CCACCATACGCCGATGCAATTAGTAAGGATCAAGAATTCGGTGATCTAGGTAGAGGAGCAACAAGAACCACACCCCTTAGAAAAAAAATTGGTAAAGGTATATTCCTTCCAATGCCTCAAGATGTAAATGATACCAACTCCGTAAGTTGGGCTGAGGACAATATGAATAATATGGCTATGGGTGCTTTCCAACACGTAGCTAAACACGCTGCTGCATATGGTGGTGCAAACATAGCGGGTAAGATTACGGATGCGCTTGGAATAAACCTAGGAGGACTTGTCTCTGCTGGAACTAGATTTACTTCACAAGCAGCATTGATTACCTCAGTAGGTCAGACTAGAGCTGGAAGAATGGATATTGGTACGGGTATCTTATCTCAGTTAGCTGGAGACATGGGGTATGAGGTATCACCAGAACAAATCTTAAGTAGAACTGGTGGGGTTATCTCCAACAGTAATACAGAACTCATGTTTAGTGGTGTGAAACTAAGAAGTTTCAGATTCTCATATAGAATGACTGGCAGAAGTCCAGAAGAAGCAGCAAGAATCAACACAATCATTCGTGCATTAAAACAGTGGGGATCTCCCAGAAAAGTCACAAGAGTTGAAGGTGGTCAAGGTACTGTAGGAAGTGCAGGAGCACCTTCATACTTCCTAGGAACTCCACACGTATTCCAACTATCTTATAGAACTGCCGCAGGAGGAAATATCCTAGGTGTAAACAAGTTCAAACCTTGTGCTTTGACTGACTTTGCAGTTAACTACGCTCCAGAAAGAGAGTGGTTAGCATACGAAGGTGGTCAACCTGTTTCCGTACAGATTGATATGTCATTCACTGAGTTGGAGCCTATATACAATACAGATTATAATCAGAATGTCAGCAATAGGGCATTCAACACAAGAACTGGAGGTCAGAGTGGATTCCAGGATCTGTTCCCACTTTCAGTGTCCACCACTGCAAATCCATTCGGTATAGATGTAGGTTACTAATGGCTAGAGGTTATTTTTCTTACTTTCCAAAACTCAAATACGTCTCAAGATCTACCGATAGAAGTTCTAACGACGAGTATATTGAGGTAATTAATCTTTTTAGAAGACCCCGATTACGTAAAGACTTTGAATCTGTCTTCACTGCTTTCGCAGATTACATTATTGGTGAAGATATTAGACCAGAACAAGTAGCACAGGAATTGTATAATGATCCAAGATTTGATTGGATCATTCTAATTGCCAATAATATTACAAATCTCCATGAAGAATGGCCATTAGATAATCATAGTTTTAGAAAATTTCTTTTAGAGAAATACGGTAGTGACGAACAACTACAAGAGGTTCATCATTATGAGACATCGTTGTTTGTCGATGATTTTAAAAGAGTAGTAATGCCTGCGGGATTAAGAGTTGATTCTAATTTTAATATTACCTACCTAGAGTTAAACCAAAATAGACAAGAATCTGTATCCCAAGTTCCTACCTTAGATCAGGCAGCAAGAGTTGATGCAAACGGTACAGTATACAATTCTGCTGGAACTAAAATTGTAAATGACAAACTAGCAGCTATAACAAACTTTGAATATGAAGTTCAAATTAATGATGCTAAGAGAAGGATTAAAGTTCCTAGACCAGAATTCGTAGACACCATGGTCACAGATATGAGAAATATTATGAGATATAGAAAGTCATCTGCATACATCTCAGATAATCTCAAAGACACATTCAACCCAAGATTAAGTGGGCAATAAAAAAGGGGTCGTAAGACCCCATTTTTTTTAATCTTTCCAACCACCAGATTTCAACCAGTTATTATGATGTGGGTTATCCCAAGCATCATTAATTTCATATGAAGGCATAATCACTTCTTGAATATAACGACGGTTTTCTCTAGCGATAGAGAGACTCTCTGCTTCGAGAGTCTTTACTCTACCATCAATCTGAGAAGACCACCATACTACACCTGCTCCCTGAACTAGTAGGAAGGAAACGATAGCGAAGGGGATTTTAAGATCTTTCATTATTCTTCAGCAAGTTTCTGGAAGTAACTCAGTGCATCATCTTCATCTGAGTCAGTTGACCCTCCACCAGTTGCTGCAGCAGCAAGTTTAGAGAGTTCGTCATCATTTGGTGCATCAGAACCAAGTTCCTCATCAATCGTCTCAGGATCAGGAGCACGAAGTTGTTGCTTCGTTCCAAGAACGGCATTCAGCCTTTTCTTGAGGTCGTCATAAGACTTAAATTGATCAGCAGCAGTAAACTCGCTAAGATCGTAAAGGTTGTCATAGATAGTCTCCAACTGTTTATCGTCATCAAGAAGAGGACCAACAGCAGCAAACTCACTACTATCATAATTCCAGAATCCAGCCACCTGCTTAATCTTCAGTTTGAAGTTAGCACCTTTCCAGAAATCGAAAGGATTGATGGGTTCATCATCGTCAAACTCAGGTTGCATTGCTGAGGTGAGTTTGTCAAAGATCTTCTTACCAAACTTATAGATGAAGGTCTTACCCTCATTCTCAGGATTGGTAGGATCCTTTACAACATAGATGTTTGCATAGTAAGAAAGTTTACGCTTCTGCTTACGTGCAATTTCCTTATCACTATCATTACCACTATTCCACAGACTGCGGTTCAGTTCTCCAACAGGGTCATCCTTACCAATCGTGGTCAAGGAGTTTTCAATATACCATCCACCAGGGCCTTGGAATGCATGACTCCACACTTGTGCCCAAGGAAGATCACAATTAGCGTGTGCAGGAAGGAAACGAATGACAGCAAAACCATTACCAGCTTTGTCTACCGCAGGTTTCCAAAGTCGATCATCAGTCTGACCACCACCCTTCTCGTTGAGTTTCTCAACTTTCTTCATAAGGCGCTCAGTAAGAGAGCCAGCGCGAGACTGCTTTTTAAGATCGGCAAAAGACATGTGTATTCTCCGTATTTTTTGTGTGTTTTGTATTGAACGTATCTATTATATTAGTTGAACACTCAAGTGTCAAGGGATTCCTCTAACTTGGTAAGTGTTTTTTCCAGATTATCGAAAAAAGCGTCAATAGATTGACCAGGCTGCAAACCAAGGAATCTTGCAGATTCCATGATCTGTTCCTTCATTTCTTCAGCATCTGGATCATTGCAGAGTCCGAGTCTAAAAACAAAATTTCTTTGTTTTTCAAGAAGTTTCCTCATTGTACGAATCTGTTCAGTACCCGTTGTGTTAGTTGGGTCGATGGTTACCATGTCATGCATTAAACCTTCTTGCAACTCTTGGATTTCTGCCATAGTGGCACGAATCATTGGTTGGTTGAAAAAATCACTCATTGAAACCTCTCCTTCACTCTACTCCTTAAATGAATCTTATATCGAGATACGTTAATATTTAGGAATGGTTCATAATTCCTAATTTTTCGGTAAACCGTCTCCCACACTGGGTCGAAGAGGGTTTTATCAAAGTTTTTAGCAAAGCCAAAAATCTTCTCATATATTATAACATTCTCTATGGAAAAATTTCCACTGAGAAATTCTTTTAACAAAGGCGGATGTTTTCCCGTTGAACAATCAAAGAATTGTTCAAACTCATAACGATCCATCATGGTCTCAGATTGCTCTTTGAATATATCAAATCTAGCTTCCTGAGTTACTAACCACTTATTATAATTCTTCTCACCATCTTCGATGATTTGTCCAATCCACATCCTCTCAGGATCCGAAGACTGACTAAAACTTGCCAAGAAAAAATCTCGTATCTCTTTGTCTGTTCTCTTTCGAGACATTCGTTCAAAGAAATATCGATCTTTTCTTTTATTAAAGGTTACTTTAGATACTCTAGATTTACCACGATACTTAAAGAAATCATAGTTATCTTTAGTAAAGTGATTCTTCAATGCCAAATAGGTCTGATAGACCTCAATCGGTTTCATTACAAAGGTAGTTTAGATCTAGTAGTTCTTTTAAGATAGTTTAGTTCCATTGCTTCCACTTTCAGTTTTTCCTTCAGTGGTTTGGAAATAAGTTTAGATACAGATTCCAACTCAATATTATTCTCTTCGCAATAACTTAGAATTGCTTCGATATAGTTGAGTTCAGAGGTAAGCACAAGTTGTTCAATGTCTTGTGTAAACTTATTCTGGCAGAGAAACTTCTCTTTAAGTAACTCGTTAACTTCTTTCTCCATACTCTCCGAGTTTATGGTTGACAAATTCTTTAACGTACTTGGTAAGAAGCTTAATATAGTCACCTTTGTTTCTTTTTTCATAGACATGACAATCTCCATTTTCGGCAACCATAATGGTCACCAACTTCTCGACGGGAGTACCCGTCATCTCATAGTACATACAAGCGTATGCAGTTTCTTGAACATAGTATTGTTCAATCCACTTTTCTGGTTTAATTTTCTTAGAGGTTTTAAAGTCAATGATGGACAGTTCGCCATCATACTCCGCAATACAGTCTACCCGTCCTGCAATACCGAAGTACTGACTGTATAGGGGTTTCTCCAGACAATGTATATTATTTATCTTGTCTATGGAATCCTTTGCGGAGAGAAATAGTGCCTTTGTGGTAGGCAACATTTCAATATCACGATAATCAATGTTTTTGAGATACTTCTCACATACATCGTGAAATTTAGTACCTCGTTCAGTAGAAACTTTAGTAACTTGGTTTGCAACCTCTTCACCGACCTTTTGTCTCCACTTTTGAAATACTTGGCGATTGTAGAAGCTAGTTATTGATGTAATAGAAGGAAGTGTTCCTTTCATGTCAGGTACATAATAGTACCTTACGCCATCAATAAGTTGGGCATTAAGTTCAAAGTCCCCAAGGGTATTCAAATGTGTAAACATTAGAGTGCAAGGGCAAGTTTAGTAACCAGATAGTTCCTCACTAGTCCAGAACGTACAATATCATCAATATCAAATTCAACCGCACCGAAATCAGATTCCATCTGTTCTACAATTCGTTTGAAGTCTAGAATGCCATTGCGTTCCTTATCTCTAGTAAGGTCCGTTTGGGTGGCGTCACCGCAGAAAATAATCCTACAGTTATCACCAACTCTAGTAATTATACTATCTAATTCGTGAAAATTCAAGTTTTGCATCTCATCCACTAACACAATGCAATTATCAAGAGTTGTGCCTCGGATGAATGAAGTTGACCAGAAAGAAATAGTCTCCTGAGTCTTCAGATTACCATAGAGCATCTCAAAGTCAGCATCTGTAGGCATCTCAAACATGTACTTGACCATATTCTTATAAGGAATCTGGTACAAAGCAGCTTTGTCCTCATGGTCACCAGGCAAGAAACCAATCTCTCTGGTGGTTACAAGAGATCTAACGATGTACAACTAGTCATATGGGGTAT